AAATTTAAACTACAAGATCAAGTCATCAAAAAAAATGTTAAAAGCATTTGCTTATCTTTAGGAACTACAACTGGAACGATCACAGAAGTTAAAGAGAAGTTCAATGTAAGAGGTCGAGTTTGTTATTACTACGAAGTTACATGGCCTGATAAGAGACGGTCAGAACACGCACAACACATACTCATTCCAGCTCCATGAAAAATTATCTACAAACAAAAACTGAATTAACCGAATTTGAGAAAAGAATGATCGCTTACGCCGACTCAAACCATGATCTTTGTGCCGCAATAGTAAAGGAACTAGAACGACTCAATGAAAAGATCGACAAGCTTCAAGGTAAAGAAAATAAATAATGAATCAAACATTCTGTCCTTGCCCTAAGTGCGGTCAACTTAGGACTAGAGTTGTATGCACTAAACGGGATGATGATGGAGTTACGATTAGGCGCAGAAGATGTCCTATCTGTGAACACCGTTGGTACTCTCTTCAGTACCCAGAAGTTGTTATAAAAAGCAGTGAAGTTAAATGGGGCAAATCTGGATCTGACGCAACATTTATCCCTTCATAAATCAAGTATTTTTCTTAAAAAGTTTTTAAACGTAGGTTGCCTTACAGGATTTTCTAAGCAAGCTATTTTAGCTTTGCATTTTGCTATTTCAGTTAAACAATTAGCAATGAATTGTGATTGATGGAAGTGGTTTCTTTCTACTGCTTCGCAGTGCCTTATGAGCTGATCTTTAGATGCTCCCTCTGTTAACCAACGTATCTTTTTCTCTAACTCCAGTTCTTGTTCTACTGAAGGGGGTTCCATTAACTGATCTAACAGAATGAACTGTTCATCCAAATTCTCCATCTAATTCTTTACCTTTAGCTGCTAATCCAGTATAGATTCCATAAAAAGGATTGTCAGATCCATCGGTAAGTGTCTTCCTGTGCCTGCCGTCTAAAACGTACCAACGCTCAAGGTCTAAGGCTCTTTTTTCATCTTCTTTGCGCCACTCTGGCTTATACATACTCATTGTAAAGTTGTTGTTGAATTTGGGTATAGTCTCGACTGTAAAAAATTTACAGCCTCGTCATCAAGTGTATTTGTAGTTTGTTTTGCTGCTGCTTTCAATAAATCCAGTAACAGTTTTTTACCTGTTTCACTACGCAAAAAAGAATAAAGAAGAGGCAGGAAAGGCTTGAATAGTTTTCTCATAAATAGACTTACTCTTCACAATCTTATATAAAACCGCTACATTTGGCTTGGTGATCCCCATACACCCCAGTTAAGCCTCCCTAGATTTGCACAGAAAGGGAGGTTTTTCTGTTACAACCAATAGTTAATTTAGCAGGGCTATGGAGCAAAGAACGATTGTATGTTTTTGTTCACACTGCTCGGAAAAAAGAAGACAAATTGAGAGAGCTTACCTATTGAACACGGAGAAAGAACTGGTTAAAGTTAAATAGCAATTTATTAGGAGGCTGCAAGCTTAAGTATCAAACATCAGCATTAGGTATAGACATTACCCCCTACCTAGGACGGGAGGGGGTTTTGTTTTTCCCAGTGTTTTACTAATGTTTCTAGCTCTTTGATCCTTGCTTTTGCTCTTGCTATCTGTTCCTCCATCCGTTTGGATTCCTCTTAGTTGCTATTAGCGTAGCTTGCTCACGTTCTAACGCATTTAAGCGATGAAATATTTCTCTAATATCAGATTGTCTTTTATGTGTTCGATTAGATAAAACCATCAACAACGCAGATATGGCGGCCCCAACAAGTGCTGCTAGTAGTTCTTGAGGCATTTTTATCCTTTTGGAGTAATCTTAGACTATTGTTTCTTTTTATTTATGGCAGAACCTCAAAATCCAACTAAGGAAGGGAAGCAAAAACAGCAAACCAAACCAGAGTTAGAAAAGCAAGCAGGAAAAGAAGAAGATGAGATGCCTGCTTATCAAGAGATGGTTCTTTTTTATTTAACGACTGGGATAAAGACGTTGTTAATCGCATGGTGTATCACCATTATTTCTTTAGCCTATATCAAGTTGCCAGAAAGTAAATGGTGGGTGGCAGATCAGCGTATAGATGCAACATATGCGGCAGGAGTCCTTGGTGGTCTGCTTGGTTCCCTGGGTGTAACTGTTGCTAATGCAGGCAAGAAAAAAGAGGAGAGGAACAATGCTTCCGCTAAAAAGGAAATTGACGAATTAAAAAAAGCTCTGACTGAACTTTCAAACGCTCAACAATATCAGACCATTAGAGTGGTTACCCCGCTTCGTATTGAAGGAGCCGAGGTCATTAAAACAGAGGAACCAAAACAATGAAAAAATTACTTTTCCTTTTATTCCTACTCGCTCCCGCCAGTGTTCGGGCTGATATTACTCACAAAGTAACTTCCTCGGTAAAGCTCCAAGTAGACGCTGCTGCTAGTGCTGCTCAACGTATAGGGAGTTCATACTCAGCAAGTGGAACCAACGTCACAATTGACACTGATTCAGAAGGTGGGCTTGAATCCTTAACAGCAGGTTCAGCCGTTGGATACACCCCAATTGGGACAAGTTGGGGAATTACAGATACAAATGAAAGCTTTTCTTTTTCTGAGTCATTCACAGAAGGGGATGCGACCCCTTCAGCTACCACTATTGATGCAACCGCAGGAACAGCAGACTTAACACAATATGGAATCGTAACAACTACAGGCGGTGGAATTGCTGGAGATTTAGATGGCTCGATTACAAGTGACCATAGTATTGATATAACTGCGGGAAATGCGGGAACAAGTGCAACAGGTCAAATTATTAGCGAAATTCATGTTAAATAATTTATGCTTTATCTTTTTCCTGTTTTTGCTTGTGTTTTAGCCATTCTTATTTATCTGGCTTGTGCCTATGCAATGTGGAAGCATTTCATGGATAAAATTTGAAAAATGAAAAAGTTATATTTAACAACTATATTTATAGTATTATTTCCCTTGAAAAGCCAGTCTCAACCTGTTATTCCAAATTTTCAACAAGGTATTCTTAACCAGCATACAGAAGTAAAATCTGTAATTCAGGAGACGATAAAAAGTTACGACATGAGGACAGGCTATCAATTTACAGTCGGAGGCGAAAATGTTAAAGCCGACTCAACAAATATTGCTCCATCTGCTTTTTCAATACAAACAGGATCAGTTCAAGGGACTTCAACAACTTATGCTTTACCAGATTTAGACGACAAACCAACTTATTCAATCGTTAATGAAGGTCAACCATTTTCTTATTATGAAAGTCTAGAAGTTCCAGGTGTTCAGAATTACACAGAAATAATTAGGGAAACTACTATTGAATCAATATCAGATAGTACGTCAACATTTCAGTGAAAAAATATCTTTTAGCAGCCTTATTTATTGCGTCTCCTTGTTATGCAAACACTGTAAATACTACATCTCAAAGTACTGGGTCTGTTACAAATCAAGCAGTACAGGTAGTACCTTCAAGGCAGTTTTCTTATTCTGTGGGGCCTTCTATTCAATGCCAAGGTGCAACATTAAATATTAGCCCATTCCTCTCTCAAACACACAGCTTTGGGACTCCTTATGAGCCTTTTTATGACCGAAAAATATACGACACAAGCGATAATTACGGGTTAAAGGATGCTGATGGTTTAGATATTGGAGATGGAATCCCTGACAATCCAGGCCGTGTACTTTACACAGAAAAAGTTAGAACAGGTATGCAAGAATCCAACACAAGTTTAAATGGTGGAATAACAGCCACGTTTTCTTTTCCCTTGGATAGAAAAGCTATAAGAATGTGTCACGAAAGTATGGCAAAACAAAATCAATTATATGAAGCTTCTTTAGCAAGTAAACGACTTAATTATGAAATGAGTCGAGCTAAAACATGCGCTTCTTTATTAAAAGATGGAATTATTTTTGTTGGGGAATTAGCCAAGATTTGCCATGACATTAAATTAATTACACCTCCAAATGTAGAGCATACTCATAAGATTATTTCTTCAAATCCCTAAGTTCTCTTTGTGCTTTTATTCTTTCAGCAACGGATAAAATCTTAGTTTTCTTACCAGTTAATTTTTTAACTTTATTAATTAATTGCTTAAATGCTGGTTTGATTAATTTATTTAGCAAGGTCGGTGTAAGTGCAGCAGCACTTGTGGCGACGATTGTAATTCCAAAAGTTGTACTTACAGTTGTCATCTTTGGGACATACTTATCAACCCATGTTGTATCTGCATAAATCTCTATACATTTATTATCAACCATTTTATGTCCGATTACTTTCTCCCTAGATTCTGAGTTTCTTATATCTCCTACTCTTAAATTAGTAGGACTAGGGCAGGGTGGATCTTTGATTTCTGGAGGGGTGACATTGCCATCTGTTGCGGCTGGTGGTGGTTCAGTTGTATTTGATGGATTTTTCTTTTTTACATAAATCATCTTCTTAGGGTTATATTCCAACGGTTCAAATTTTGGAATAATCCAATCAAACTTAGGTTTAGGAATATTTAATGTCCTTGTTACATGAGGTTGAGGTATCTCTTCTATCTTTGGAATAACAAAAGACTTAATTGGTTTTGAATTGTTGGAATATGAATTAATCGGATATATATCTATTGGATATGTTTCTGTAACCTGTACCTCACTCACCTTTTAAAATTTAGGGATACTAAATCCCTCTTGTTTTTCTTCTGACTGTGTTGGTATTGCAGGGCCACTTATTCCTGCTGGTAATGGGATTGTTTTTTTAACTTCTTCCATTAATTGTTTTTTGATTTTTTCTTGGTTCTCTTCATTTGTAAGATAGAGATAGCCAAAAGTCCCAATTCCACTAATAGAAAGAACTAGTAGAAAAGACAGTACACTAATAATGTTTAAAACTTTTTGCATGGTACAAGAAGCAATTTTAAAAGCTATTACTCATACAACTCTAATCCTTTTTATGGGTTTAGTTGCATTATTGCCTTTGCACTTAGTCCTTAAGTTGCAATTATCCCAACAGAACGCAGAGCAGCTAACGCACTTTCCAACTTGCTCTCAAGCTCAGTGCAATACTCAAGCAGTTCAGCATTTGTAGGAGAAGCAGCATCAGATATAGTCACGCTTCCATCTGGAGTTGGTAAGGTTCCAGAACTTGCAGTCGTTGTAATATTTGCAATTGCACTGGGTTGAATAACAGGAGTAACGTTCCAAAAACCTAGCTTTTGACCTGTTGCAGTACCTATCTTTGTCCCTGTACTTGTATTTAAAGCGATGTCTTTTGCATCCGCTATTGTTGCTCCTTCACTTAAAGTGACAGACGTTGCAAAAGTAGAAACAGTCGCATCAATAGAGAATTGAGTTGTTAAAGTTCCTGCTTTTTGTACTTTGAAATTAATCTGTCCATCTTCTGTTCCATCACTTGCATCAATTATTTTTGTCTCAATCGCTGAATAATCAACATCAGCAGGTGTTCCATTATCATTTTTCCCTCTGTAATAAATAGTGCTAATAATGTCATTGTCTTGTCCTGCTGCTGTATTTCTATGGTGATAAAGAGTTAGATCCCCACCACTTGCTGAATCATTAGCATTACATTCAAGCCTAAAAGCTGTACTTGTTAACGAAGTTGTTAAATGTAAAGGATAAGCAGGAGTTGTTTCTCCTATCCCAACGTAAGAACTATATAAACGAATACGACTTGCAATCGAACCGTTATTAGAACTCATTAAATCTAATATTCCATCTTCTGATGTATTTGTTGGATCGATAATTGAAGAAGTTATTTGTGCATAAGCGTGAGTATTGCCGCCATCATCTTCACCTCTAAATTCTATATTTCCTAGATTGTCATTTGCAGCAGGTGAAGCACTATTCC